ACCTCCAACACCAGTACCATGTGGAATCACAATTTGTGAATATTCCCATTCTCCAGTATCATATACTGCACCATCAAAATCAATAGGCAATAAATTGCCAGCAACGCCAGCTGAAACGTGCGTTGTATCTGCAAAGACTTTGAAATCCCTAAACTTTGCAACGGCACTCTGTGCTCCAGAATCTTCAACAGCTTCCATTTGCTGTTTATTCCATGCACGGAATGCTTTTTCCCATGCATTACTTGTAACCCAAGTATTTGGGACTTGAGCAATACTCAACGATCCGGTTGCGTTACCAGGAGAAATAACTTTGAAACCGGCTACTGCCCAATTAATTCCTTGTCGATAAAATCGACGATTGATTAAACTCGCCACTTGGCTAAGATCAATAGTACTTGTAGCTGCACCGTCCGGAAGGACAAATGCTGCAGTCAATACCGCTGGTTCAATCTTAGATTTGCTCGAGTATTTTCTCTTCGCCATATCCATCGGGTAAAGTATCAATCTTATATTGATTCCGACCAAAAGGCCGTGATAATCGGGGATTTGTGTACATAAAATCTTCAATTTCCCCGAATTTGTGCTTAGGAGCCTTAAACGGCTTTGTAACATAAGCAACCTTAGACGAGTATTTGATAATCTGATCTAACTCGTGCGTGTCCGCATAATCCAAAGTATAACGAGGCCCGTAACCGAGCCGGGCAAGCCCTACATTCGTTCTACCTTTGTTTTCTTTTTTCATCAGCAAGTTATCGCCATCGACAATGTGTCTGCTCGTGGATCGTAAACGATCGAGCGGCTCAGCTGCATAAAACAGAGAATGCATATGTACATTCCACCAACCTTTCTTGTTGTTGTAGGTGAACTCCATAAAATGAGTTCCACCATCTGCACCAAGGCCATAATCGACCTTGTTCTTTCCGAACCCTTTGTGGTCCGGCTTACCACATAGCAACCTGTTCATTCCTCTCATCGAGTGCCATCCCGGAAGTCCGGTCAAGGTTGTTCTGGACACAGCATAATCATACTGTTCTTTCAGAGATTTGAATCGGATCCCCGATTCATGTTTCTGTCCAGGTAACGTAACGGTCAATACTCCTACTGTCATATCGTTGCCAAGATAATGTCTTGCCACTTTGAGCCGTTCCTTCATCTCGTGGGCTCGCTTTCCAGCCCTCTTACCTTCGCAGGTAGGGCACGCGAGCCAACGGGCGCATTTGTGCTTCCAGGCCTCGTCAGGTCTTCCGAGCCACGCTCCTTTACAGATCGCTAAACCTGTAGCACTGCCCGAACTAAAAGTCAACCAGACTCCTCCTCGAATTCGAGGACACAGATGAAACCATCTTCGTCTTTGCCCACATCGACCGCTGTTCGCCATGTCCATTTTCCATTTTTCTTGTACCTCCAATATAGCTTCGCCATGGTACCCCTATCGGGCGTGTATACATAAATGTATCCCACGAAAAAAAATAACTTTTAGCAAGTTCGGTATACAAACAAGTAAGATAGAATTTATTGAATTATATCTTTAGTTCCGGAGTAAAGGAGATATGCTCCTACTCCGATCAATACACCTGCAGCCAAAACATCGCCAACAGGCAATGGTCCGTCTGCCACAGCAAGAGTAGCTGCAATTGTCAGTCCACGTGTAAGAACACGTCTACCGCCCAAAACTTTCTGGGCTCCTTCCACAGCTTGTTTTTCACTATAACGGTCGGCTTTCCGGCCCCCCGCTACTTTTCCATTCCGTTGCGCTTGCACCTGCGCAACGGTTGAGGTAGTCGGGGCCCCCCGGAACAAAGACGCCGAATATGAAGGAGATGGAGTGGAGGTGTAGTCAATACACTCAACAATTTCTCCACCGATCTCAAAGAATGATACATTCATTCAATCCACTCCTTATCACAAAGTTCACAAATAATGTGATACACTTTCTGATCTTCAATAAAGAAAATATCCAGATGATCTGAACCGCACGTGCAAGGTGCTGTCTTCATCAATACCGCTTCCGATATGTACGCTTACGCTTTAGCGGTGCACGAACCAATTTCTTGGTGCTCTTACGCTTATTCGTGTATCGGTAACGCATGAGCTTACCGTTTCGGCGAAAGGTTTTGCCGTAGTTGTACTTGGCCATCAAGCACACACTCCTGCAGCCTTCTCAGTGACGAATGCTGTTGCTCCGACAAGATGTCCGATCGCAACCAATATGAGATACTCAATTCGATTATTTTTAAGATGGTCAAGGACCACCACAATTTTGGCTGTATTTACTGCAGCAGTAGCTGCTTCTGTTGGTAGTGTCATAATATCACATCTCCGTCATTGGTTCACAAAGGTAACCACGATGATTACCAGGTACAAGATTGACCTGTAAAATTGTTCCAGGAGTATCAATCACTGATGCGATCCGAACAAGGCCGCATGGGAAATTTCCACCTTTCAAAGTTGTAACACCACCAATTGTGGTTGCACTAATAATTGCACTATCGTGATATTGCAAAGTAGGTGCTTGAATTTCTCCACCAGGATAATCAACCTGTGGATAAGGCAAGTTATCATTGCGATCAGTTGCGTTCTCAAGAACATCAGAAAAGGTCTCGCCATCATCAAACATTTTTGCTAACCAATTGTTATTATTATCAATAGGAGGACTGACAGGATCAGGACTTTGAGGGTACGCTCTTGAATCAGCATAACCCTCAATAACACCACGTGAAGCACTGCCATTAAAATTGGCACCTGCCATATGCAGGAACCGCTCAACTGTTGTACCTCCAACACCAGTACCATGTGGAATCACAATTTGTGAATATTCCCATTCTCCAGTATCATATACTGCACCATCAAAATCAATAGGCAATAAATTGCC